GTGTCGGACATGGGGGTTCCCGTCAGAACTGAAGGGTTACGGTCGCAGGCGTGCCGCGGCCGAGGCGGTTCGAGAGCTGGAAGATGCGGATCGCCAGCGTCTGGCCAGGCCCGAGCGGAGCGCCCCAATCGGTGCTCTGCTGGGCGGCGGTGTAGAGGACGGAGGTCGTGCTGCCGGTCAGCGTGCGCTTGATCGCGGCCCCATCGAGGATCTGGACATCGTAGCTTTCCAGGTCCTCGGCGAGCGGCACCTCGACCTGTTCCCAGGCATCGGCGACCAGCACGCGGGACCGTCGTGTCCAGCGGATGGTCAGGTCGCCCGGGCTGCGCGCGATCCGCCACGGCTGTTCGACATGGACCGGGGCGAAGGGAACAAGCCCCCGGCCAGTGGGGGTGAAGCCCAGCGCGGCGTAGCTGTCATCCGTGACGGCGCGCGCGGCCGGGCCCACACGCCAGTTCCACGGCAGGCCAAGGTCGGCTTCGGTGATGGGCAAAGAGGCCAGCGTCGCATCTAGCACGACCACCCGTGTCCCGGCCGGGGCCGGGTTGCCCATCGCGTATTCCGTTCCGCGCTGGCCACGCAGCAGACGGGTCAGGCGGTAGCGGCCGGGGGCGATCAATTCGGCCGCGCCCGCCTGGACGATTTCGCAAAGGCCCGCCGCTGTCTCGACGGCTACCGCATTGGCTCCGCCGAACAGCGCGACATCCGTTACGCTTTCCAGCGTTCCAGACAGCAGATCGACCACCAACGCGTTGCCCAGATCGAAGCGCGACGTCGGCCCGGGAAAGAAGTCGAAGGCCAGTGTCCCGATCCGGGCACGACTGCCGAAGGTCGTTAGCAAGGCGAACCCATCTGTCGAGGCGCTGCGGAAAACGGCGATCTCGCCGGGCCAGGGGCTGGCATGCGCGGCGATCAGGGGTCGATGGGCGGGCTGGTCTTCGGTGATCTGCGGAAGGTCCAGCATTACCACTTCCGGCGTACCGAAGACGACGGGACTGGCGAGCGAGGCCGGGCGCGGATCGCCCGGTGGAAGATCATAGGCGGCACGGTCCTGGCGGACTCCCTCGATCCCCCGTGCCTCTGCGTCGGCGACCGAGACAAGCCGGAATTCCACTTCGCGACCGTCATGGGCCAGGCGGATCACGTCGGCAGGGTCCAGCGCCAACCGCGAGGGCGGCAGGCGGAAGGTCGCGCTCTCGCGGCCGATCCAGGCTTCCATCAGCGCGCGGCGGCAGCGGCGTTCGGCCTCCTCGGGCGGGATCGCCGTGGGGAAGCTCTCGGAAGCGATCCGGGTGGTGTCGACCGTGATGCGCCGCGCCTCGACGAGCGCCGCATCGTAATCTTCGTCGGCGCGTGCGACCTGCCACTTCAGCGCCTGGGGCAGTTCGGTCTCCTGCGCGCGGGTCAGTTCCAGCGCCTCACCCTCGCGGCTGGCGACCAGGTCGTCGATGGCCATCGTGGCGACCGAGGCGCGGCCGCGCATGACGAAGCGGATCACGCCTTCGGTCTCGATGGCATCGAAGCCGAAGTGGCGGGCCAGCGTGGAAATCGATGCGCGCGGACTTTCAAGCGCGCCGATCACATAGCCCTCGACCGCGCCCCAGAGGCCCGAGACGTCGATCAGGCTTTCCGCCAGCCCAGCGCGTTGGCAGAGGCGGCGCACGAGGGCGGCGAGCGACACCGCGCCTAGCCTGCCGGTCAGCCAGTGGCCGAGCCGCCAGTTAGGGCCGTCCGTCCAGATACCCGTCAGCTCCGGGAAGAACGGATAGGGCCGCGCGTCCCAGGTCCAGGCGGCGCATTCCGGCACGTGGACCATCCGGCCGCCGTAGATCGCGGAAGTCGGGTTGTTCGCGCCCTGACCCCACCAGAGATAGCTGGCTTCCAGATAGGCACGCTGGATGGCGTCGTCGCGCCAGCCACGGGAGAAGTATGGCGTGAAGCTCTCGGACGACTTCGGGTCGAAGAAGACGTTCGGCTGGTTCGTGCCGCGGTCGATGGCGGGGCACCCCAGTTCGGTGAACCAGACGGGCTTCGACTGCGGCACCCATGCGGTGGGCGTGCCGCTCTCCATCCCGCCCGGGCGGTTGAAATGCGGGTTCGACCACCAGGCCCGCAGATCCTTGTACCGGAACACCCACGGCTTGCCTGCAGCGCCGTCGGTGATCGGGGTGCGGATCTGTGCCGATCGGTCGGCGGCGCTGGCATAGAACCAGTCGAAACCTTCGCCGCCCGCGATGTTGGCCTGCAGGTAGCCCCGGTCGTGGATGGCGGTCCAGCCTTCAAGGGCATCAGCGTGGCCGAACCCATCACGCCAGTCGGAGAGCGGCATGTAGTTGTCGATGCCGATGAAATCGATGTTGGCGTCCGACCAGAGCGGGTCGAGGTGGAAATAGACATCGCCACTGCCGTCCCCCGGCTGGTGACCGAAATACTCCGACCAGTCGGAGGCGTAACCCACCTTGGTGACCGGGCCGAGGACAGCCTTCACATCCGCGGCCAGCGCCTTGAAGGCCGTCACAGCCGGATAGGCACTGGCGCTGGAGCGGATTGTGGTCAGCCCGCGCATCTCGGTGCCGATCAGGAAGGCATCGACCCCGCCCGCCACCGCGCAGAGATGGGCGTAGTGCAGGATCATGCGGCGCAGGCCCCAGTCGCCGGAGGGACCGGTCCAGCTGACGCTGTCGCCCGACACCGCGAACTGCGCCGGGGTGGCTGTACCGAAGAAGCTGGAGACCTGCGTCGCGGCGGCGGCGGTCTTGTCCGCGGTCCCCGAGTATCCCGGCGCAGGGGAGCAGGTGATCCTGCCCCGCCAGGGGAAGGAAGGCTGGCCCGGCGTGGCAGCGTTGTTAGAATAGGGGTTCGGCAGGGTATTGCCGGGCGGGAGGTCCATCAGGAGGAAGGGATAGAACGTCACCCGCAGGCCGCGCGCCTTCATCTCGCGGATCGCTTGCACCACCGCGAAGTCGGCAGGTGTCCCGCCATAGACCGGGCGGTCCTCGGCATCTCGGCTGACGAGATGTGCGGCAGCGCGGGAAACCCCATTGACGGTCCAGACCTTGGGGCTGGTGACCTTTGTCGCCACCTCGACGCCGGGCTTGATCGTGCAGTTCCCCGCGCGCAGATCATTGCCAAACCAGGCGACGACGAGGCTGACGCTCTCGACGGCCGGGGCCATGGCCTGAAGCCGGTCCAGCGCCACGACGATATCGGCCTCGTCGGGCAGCGCGTTGAGGTTCTCGGCCGAGGTCGTGCCGCCGGTGGTCTGGCCGAACACCGTGGTCGTGGCGCCCACCGTCTTGCGGACAGCCTCGGTCGCATAGGTGAACTCGCCAGAGGCCGGGATCATGGTGACGGCCTTGACCAGCCCCTCGGCCGTGTCGGGATCGGCCAAGGGCCGGAAGACCTCGAACGAAAGCTGTGGCAAGCGGTTGCCATAGGTGGAAAGCGGCAATTCCTCGAAGATGACATAAGCGGTGCCGCGGTAGGCGGGCGTATTGGCCGCCCCCATCTTCGCAGTGATGAACGGGTCGGACGTCTGGGTCTCGTTGCCAGGATACCAGCGCCAGGTGATCCCCGTCATGTCGAGCGGCTTGCCGTCGGCCCAGATGCGGCCAATGCCCGTGATCGGGCCTTCGCACAGGGCGACTGCGAAGCTGGCGTAGTACAGATACTCGGTCGTCTGGACCCTCCCGCCGCCGCCGCCCTTGCCGCCGCCTTGCGTCGTGGTCTTCGTCTCTTCACGGAAGTCGGTCGCCCAGATGATGTTGCCGCCGATGCGCATGCGGCCGTAGAGGCGCGGGATGATCGCGCCTTCGGTCGCGGAGGTGATCCGCAAGCTGTCGAGGCGCTGGCCCTCGATCTTCTGCGCGGGGGCCAGCGAGGACACGATCCAGCTGTCAACCACCGACCCGATGGTGGAACCGATGAAGCCACCGATGGCAGCGCCAGAAAAGCCGAGGATCGCGCCGCCAAAGGCCCCGCCGATGGCGGAACCGACAGCGCCGAGGACGAGCGTGGCCATGGCGGAAACTCAAGGTTCGAAGGGTTGGGGTGTCAGCGTGCGGGGAACAGGAAGGCGAAAGCGATGCGGCGGCGCCAGGAAGGGGATAGCGGTTCCTCGATCACGCCGAGGCGTTCATAGGCGTGCAGGAAGGTGTCCGGGCCGGTGAGGATCCCGACATGCTTGGCGATGGCGCGCGGCACCATCCGAAACAGGATCAGCGCACCGGAGCCTGCCAAATGAACCGGAACCTCGGGCATCATCTGTCGCGCCCCGTCCGCCAGCACCTCGCGCGGCCCGGTCTCGCCCCAATCGCGGCTGTAGGGCGGGATCGGGAAAGGCTCAGGCCCAACGACTTCCCGCCAAATGCCGCGCGCGAGGCCGAGGCAATCGCAGCCGACCCCGCGCAGGCTGGCCTGGTCGTGATAGGGCGTGCCCAGCCAGGACCGGGCAGTGGAGATGACAAGCGCGGGGTCGGCCGTCTTCACAGCACCGCCCCCTCGTGGCCGCCATCCTTGGTGGCATAGCGCAGCACGGCATCCTGACCGGGGATATGCGGGAACCCCCGAAAATTGGCGATGTTGGCGAACTTCGTCCCGCAGGTCGCGCTACCCTTGTCGCAGCCCGCCCGGACCACGAAGGCATCCGTCGCCGTGACCGGTCGCACCGGAGCTTCCAGCAGGGTCAGGATGGCAATGCCGTCGACGAGGTCGTGTGACAGTACCTCGACGCGCCGCCCGGAATTCGCCCCGGTCGACCATTCCACCAGCCCGAAGGCGAACCAGCCTGCCGCGAAACTGCCGAGACCGGAAGCGGTGAAGGCCCGGTCCCGCAGCACATCGATCACCGCGCCAGTGCCCTTGAAGGCCGGTGCCTCGAGGTTCACGCCGCAGCGGGGATCGCCCAGCGCGGCGTCGCAACTCGCCTGAAACGCTCGCCCAACGGTCTGGCCGAGGAGATGGGCCAGCGACCGCACCTCGGCCACGAAGGCCAACCGGCCGCGCCGGATCTGGCCGATGGCCCCGCGGCGCAGAAGCACGCGTTGCGCTGGGCTCGCCCAGTTCACGCGCCAGACCTCGACCGCTGCATTATCCCATCGGCCGTCGAGAATGTCGGTCTCGGTGATCCGGTCGGAGGAGAGCGCGCCTTGTGCATCCTGCGCATCGACGGACAGGTCAGAGCCGGATCGGACCTCTGACGCGGTCAGCCCGCTTTCCGGCTCGAACTCGGTACCGTCAAAGGTGAGGGTCCGGTCATGGTCGGTGAAGCCGAAGGTCATCCCGTCGGCCCGGGTGATGCGCCAGCACCAGGACAGGGTGGTGGTACCGTCGTCGAGATGGGCCTGCAGCGCGGGGTTCAGGGACTTCATGTGCGGATTTCCACGAGGGGGATCGAGGTGATCGAGCCGAGGCGTTCGAGATCGAGGGTGACGTCGAGGGCATCTGTGTCGAAGCGGACCGGAACGTCGAATTCGAAGCCTGCGGTGACGGCGACGCCTGCGGCCGGGGCGGTGGTGAAGGTGATGAGGCCGGTCGTGGTCGAAACTGACCAGCCGGAGGCCTGTGGCGTGCCGTTCAGGGCGATGGTGACGGTCCCGGCGACAGGCTTGGTGATGGCCCGCGTCCAGGATTGGGCGCCGGAGGTGTAGCGTTTGGTGAGCTGGAACAGGGTGGCTGCCCCGTTCCCGGTGCCGATCGGCTGATCGGCTGGCCCCGGCGTCTGCGACGGCAGGCAGGATTTGAAGTCGGCCCAGTCCTTGAAGCGGAAGCCATGCAGACGGCCGTTGCGGGCCTCGAAGAAGGCGACGACCGCGGCAAGATCATCCGCGCGGCGGATGCCATAGGCGACATCATAGCGGCGGCGGCTGCTGGCCCAGCTGGCATTGCGCTCTTCGGCCCCGCTTGCCAGTTCGACGATCTGTGTACGCCGCTCGGGGCCGCCGCGCGCGCCCCGGCTGATGTTGTCCGGAAACCGGATCTCGTGAAATGCCATGACTGGTCCTCACATGCCGCGCCGACCCAGCGACACGGCGCGGGCGATGTCGCTCGCGACCTGCGTGCGGGACTGGCGGAAGCTCTCGGCATCGCGAGCGTTGATCGTGACATTGACGGTCGAGGCGCTGACTTGGCCGTACCCAGCCGCCTCTCGCCGGGAGAGCACCCGCTCGCCCCGTTGCAGGATCGCGGGCACTTCGTCGGGCCGCAGCCCGGCCCAGCCCCCGTTGTGCATGCGCGGGGCATTGGCGAAGGCCAAGGCGGGGACCATGCGTCCGGGACCAGGGGCGCCGACCATGCCGCCCGTGTGCAGGATATTGGCGAAGATGCCACCCGCCCCGCCCAGCGCGCCGGAGAGTGCATTGGCGATGGGCCCGAGGATGAAGCGCCGCGCGGCGAGCTTGGCAAGATCAGCGATCATGGAGGTGACCAGGTCGCGGAAGTCGAGTTTGCCGGTCTTCACGAAGTCGCCGATGGCGTTCTCGGCGCTCTGGAAGGCCCCGACCAGCGCGCTGCCGATGTCCCCGCCGATGTCGCGCGCCTTGGCGGCGTAGTCGGCAAGTGCGGCCGTGACGGCCTGCCAGCCGGAGAGCGCAGTGTCCGCGCCCTCGGCTGCCGCGGCTCCGGCCTCGCGCGCGGCGCCACCAGTGCCGTCGGCAGCGGCGGCCGTGTCGTTCAGCCCCGTGGTCAAGGCATCGGCTGAGGAGGCTGCATCGGCCAGCGCGGTTTCTGCCTCGGTGCCCGTGCCGGTCACGGCATCCCGCAGCGCCTGCCAGCTGGCGAGCGGCCGACCGGCGGCATCGGCGAGCATGCCTGCCGCTTCGCGATAGCCGTCTGCCCGAGCGCGGGCATCGTCGGCCATCGCGCCGAGGCCAAGATCAGTTGGCTCGAGGTAGGTCCGCGACAGCGCGGCCGAAAAGGCATCTGCCGCGGCAGTACCGGCTGCGGTCGCCGCGCCTTCGAAGGGATTGCCGATGCGGCCGAGTTCCACCGGGTCGAGGACGCCTATCCGAACGCCACCTTCGCCAGTGGCCCATTCCGGCAGCAACGCAAGGGCCGCGTTCAGGGTCTCGATGAAGCTGTTGATGCGGGTGACGACGCCGTTCAGCATCGCTTCGACGCCGGAGATCAGCCCGTTCGCGGCCTGGAAGGCGAAATCGCCAATGGCCCCGGGCAGGCTGCCCCAGATCGCCACGGCCGCGTCATAAGCCCCTTGGAAGATCGCGGCTGTCCGGTCCCCGAAGCTGACGACGCCCGCGATGGTACCTTCCAACGCCGAGAGGCCCGCCGCCTTCAGGCCCTCCCATCCGGCCGCCATTCGCGCGAGGGCCGCGTCCAGCGCCAGGCCGATGCGCGACCAGACTTCGCGAGCCAGATCGCCGAGCAGGCGAAACGCCTCGCCCACGCCGCCGACCCGGGCCACCAGCTGCGAGAACTGATAGACGAGCTCGCCCGCGCCAACGATCAGCGCTCCGATGCCGGTGCGGATCAGCGCGCCTCGCAGGAAGACGAGCGCCGTCGCGAGGCCGCGCACGGAGAGGGTCGCGGCGGCAAGTCCCGCGACCCAGCGGCCCGCCATGACGGCGGCGAAGGTCGCGGCATAGGAGGCGAGACGCCCAAGGTTGCCGATCAGCATGTCGATCGCCGACCGCAGGATGCCACCGTCTGACGCGAGGGCGACGAAGGCGTTGGCCAGCGCCTCGATGGTCGGTGCGACAGCCACGGCGATGCTGTTGCGCAGACCATCAAAGACCAGCGACACAGTGCCGAGTGCGAGTTGCGTGCGGCGTAGGGCTTCGAGGGCGTCGCTGTCCAGCACAGCACCGAGATCGGAAGCCTGGTCGCCAAGCCGCGCCATCTCGGCTCCGCCGTTCCGCAGAAGCGGCAGCAGGCGGGTCGCGTCCGAGGCCATGGCCTCGAGATAGAAGGTCATCTCCTGCTGGCTGAGACCGGCGCGCTCTAGGGTATCGACGTATAGCTGCAGCGCCTCGGGGCCGGAGAGGCGTGCGAACTGGTCGGCGGTGACACCGACCCTGGGAGCCACGTTCTCGAAGAAATCGGCCATCGGCCCGCCGCCAGTCTGCAGGAAGTCCCCGACCCGGTCGTTCACGTCCTTCAGGATATCGGCGAGCTTCTCCTGCTCGATGCCAACCGTCCGCGCGCCAGCCGACCAGCGCTGCAGGGCCTCGGGCGTGGCATTGGCGACCTGCGCGAACTGCCGGATCTGCGCGGCACTCTCGGCGGTAGACCTTACGATCAGACCGAGCGAAGCCGTGGCGGCGGCAGCGGCGGCCCCAAGGGCGAGGCCCGCCCGGCGTGCGAAGGCCGCAAGCCGGGTGTTCGCCAGTTCCATCTCGCGTGACAGGCGGCCAAAGCCGCGGGCCCCAGCCTCACCGACACCCTCCAGTTCGGCGCGCACGCGACGTCCGCCCTCCGCCACGAGGCGGACGGAGACTTTCTTCTCAGCCATTCCGGCGTCCTTCCATCTGCTCGTTCAGCTTGCGCACCATCACTGCCTCGATCTCGGGCAGCAGTTCGGCGGCGATCAGGGGCGGGATGCCCAGCGCCTGCGCCAGTGACAGCGCGGCGCCCATGTCCCATCCGATGACCGCGCCCGGCGCGATGCGTAGCTGGCCGCCGAGGCGCTGGGTCAAGTCCCAGACCTGCCAGCCCTCGACCGTCTGCGGCCGGTTCAGTCTTGCGGGGCAGTCCGGGCAGGGGCCTGCGCAGGCCGCGCAGTAGCCGTCGCCCCCGCCGAAGGACCAGTCGGCGAGGGCGCGGAGGCGTTTTTTTCCTGATCCAGCATCAGACCGCGGGCGACATATTGCGCCTGGAAGGCTTCGAAGACCGGCCAGATTTCGAGGAGCGCATCGATCCCGGCCGGGCTGACCGGCATGAGGTTGCCATCCTGGT